CCAATATCATCAGGTCTACTTATAGTCATCTGTGATGCTGGGGCTATTGTAGTATTTAATCCTCCACGCCTTGCGTTGACTAACAAGGGTGGAATGACGCTAATACTCGCAGCATCATTTTTTAAGTCTCTGTGCAGCTTAGCCTCATACTGATTAGTTGCTACAATTTCAGGTATTCCCCTACTGTCAAAAATAGACCTACTTAGACGCTCTCTGCTAAAGAGGACAAAAGGCATTTGATTATGTCCATAACTTAGGATCTCATGCTTGCCATAAGAGTCAGGCACTTGAGCAGAAAATGCCGTGCAGTAAATCGCTGGCACATTTGTATCCTCATCATAAACTCTCTGGTATGCGTAAAAAATCTCATAGAGGTTATCATAGTCTCCCTCGACTCCTTGCCCTACTAAGAGCTCGCCTATCCTAAGCGGACTCCTCTGGTCATACTGTGGCACTCCTGAAACTGCCTCAGTTTTTTGTAAGACCTGTTCTACAAATTCCTCATTGAAGCCCTCAGTTACAATTTTGTCACGCAGCTCTGTCTCCGTAAACCACTCGCGTCGCATAATGCACCGAGCCCTGTCTATTTCAGTGCAATTTGCATCGACAAATATATCATCGTAAAGCCTGTGAGCCACAAACCTTGGGCGATTCTCGTGCTCTGATGGGGCTGGTAATTTTGTTTCCCCAAACTGCCTAAACTCCTTCAACCCTCTTTTAAGAACCTTATCCTTTACCCCAACAAAAACCATTCGCATTATATCTAATGCTTTTTCTTCCATATCGGGGTCTAACATTATAGCAGAAATTTCTTCTAAAACGCTTGGGTCATCACTCATTTGCTGCACCAACTGCATTAGGTCTTGCATACTAAATTTCTTTAGTCGCATGATAGTTTCTTGCTGCCAGTACACTCCCAAGATAGCAATAGCAGGAGACCCAGAGTACATCTCTTGAGCAAGCAGCTCAACTTCTCGACGAAGCTCTGGCAGCATTTTCTGCTCTAAGAAATAAGATAGGCAGTCCCTCCAGTAAGATGCCTTCTTTGTATCGTCTACCTCGATACCTGAAACATTTATGTTTGCCCTAAAGAATGACTCTAAAGCCATATGGACATGCTCGTTTACAAGCCTGTCTGCAAGTCGATTGTGAGTGTCAGATGCCCCTTCCCATGGGATAGGTTTTCTGCCAATAAATTCCTCATGCTTTCTACCATCATCCGACTGACCAGACCAGCGACAAAAACGGACATCATCACTTAAATCATCCCTCCTCCTAAGATTGCGACCAGCATCCTCAAGGATGGCAGCCAGCTCAGCTTGCAGCTCAGCTACATCGGGCTCTTTAGTAAGTTTGTTCTTGTCGCTGTCGTATTTCTTCATTTTCGCTTTCCCATGAATCTAAAAGTTTTTCAATCTGGGAACGCAGAAAAAATGCACGAGCACCCTTGCGAAAGTAATGCGGAGTAATTAGTTTAGCATCCACCATGTTCTTCATCTCGGATCTAGATAATCCGAGTGCCTTAATTACCTCACCTCGCCTTAACAAAGCCTTATCAATCCCCAATCGAGCCATGGTGCAAACTCGACTTTTCGTAGAGATTTAGGTCAAGGCTAGATTTTTTTTGCTTTTGCTCTTACGACTAACTTATCGACACACTTACCCTGACCATCAGGGTCTGATTCCAAAAACTTTTTTGTTTCTGGCTTGATTCGCATCGTGGTGTAAGTTCTTTTTACATTGTCAGGCAATTTAGGTCTTCCTGTTTGGTTCACTCGCTTGCCCCCCCATGTAAGTTTTTCTGTGTCTGACATGGATTTACACCATACACATCCTTGCTTATTGTGTCTATAACAATTATGTAACCCTTAAGGCAGTCAGTTACAATTTTACTATAGTTTTCATGAGTTATTAATACAGACGGATCTGTATTCAACAAAGATGAAAATCTATCGATCATCTTAATTTTAAGCTGTTGATATTTAAACTGATCGCTCACGATTTACTGCCTCCAGTGCTAAGTCTACTAATTTCTGACCAAATTCGCCAGCCTCTTTAATATTATCAAACCAGAGAAATGCGTCAAATGATCCATTTCCTACTTTAATGTGATCTAGTTTATCATTACACCCTCCAGTGGTCACTTGGTGGTCATAGATACCAACTGGAATATCTGCTAATGTTTTACCACTCCATATTCCGAATGCTTCGGAGTGAGCGGAATGATTTTTATGTCTTTTTACTATTTTCATGTATGTATTGTCTCTTGTACTCGATCCCAGAACTTCTGGAATCTTGGGTTAATGGTTTTGCGAGCAGGGGCATCTTTGCCATTCTCGCATGGGAAAAATACAATATCGGTTTGACCAAACTGGGATGCGGAGCAATCGACTTCCATGCCTCCAATGTCATTCCAGTAATGCTTGACCCCCTGCACCTTGCCAGTGCGAATATTTCCACCAAACATTTGCTGCATCACAAATGCAACACAACCGCAGTGATTATGTAGTGCTCCGAATTTTTCAGGTTGATAATCTCCGTATGCAGTGTCTGCACTGGCACAGTACTTAAGAGTGCCTACTATATTCTGTAATTTATCAATCATAGTTCCTCCCTGATAATGTATAGGATGAATAAAATTTGTGCTGCGTATGCTAGTGCTAAAATCATATTTGTTTTATGGTTATTGTGTTTACAAAAAGCAAGACTTGCCAGCTTTCTTTATCGTGATTCATTCCTACAACATATAATTGTGTACACAGAAAGCAAGTACAATCGCACTGTCTAAAAAAAGAAACTTTCAATTAAGCAGTTAAGTGCATACTAAACAAGCACTTACAACAAACCCTTTTTTGTAAACTTTTTTAGGTTTATAGCGATGCAGTCAAGGGGTGAATAATCGATATCGATAATTGACGCGGTCAGTAACCCCCACCCTCGAACAAAACCCCACTACCTTCCTCTAAGAAAACAGGGGCAGACAGCACAAAATACCTGACCAGATCACAGAAGTCTTTTGTGGCAGCGTGTTTTCCGTCGGTATTTGTCCAAGTGCTAAGGGCAAACCTTAAGTTTTTGCAGTCCTCATGAATGTAAAGCTTAGGGCAATTCATTGACCCTATGGGCTGCTCAGAATTATAGTCCAGTAGGCTATTAACCAAGGTAATCCCCTCTTCTATCCTAACCCCTACGCTTGGCTCAAAAAACATATCCATTTCAGCCATTTCATCGATTAGGGTAGTGATCCCTGACTTCGTTGGTGTAGGAGCAGACCCAAACCTTGAGTCCATGATCCGCATAAATATTTTTTCATTACCCTCCTGCCGTAAGATCTCTTCTTTATACCGAGCCAGTGACCAACCCCAACTCTCTTGAGCGTCACCCTTAGCACCATCAATCTTTTTCCCAGCAACAGCCCACTCTCCTGCCATACCGACTCCCTCTATTGGGTTAACTTGGTCAGGAAACTCCCTATAGACATAGCACTTACCATCCCTTGCTACCCTCACCCATATCATAACCCAATTCTTGCCATGAGATGGGTCAACAACCATGTAATTAGTGCCATCTTCAGGAATTTGGTCATCGTTTACTAGGTGATCCGAGCTAAATTTTGGGAACATTGAGCCCGACACTTTGGTTGGTAGTCCAAAGGCGCGAGTAAGAATTTTGGGGCGTGGATCATTTTGCAAAGTTCGCTTTAGGGCTTGGTAGTCATTAAACTTGTTCCAGATAGAGTGAAAATAAATCACCCTAGCGTTATCTCGCAGGGGTTGCTGTATAATCGGGACACGCTCATTTTCTAACAGCTCTGGGTCTGCCTGCCCCCACTTTTCAGTCTTAGCACCCTGCAAATACTCCCTTATTGTTGGAGTATATCCAGCAACTGGCGTAAAAGTAATGAGCATTCCTCGCCATGGATAGCCATTAGGATAATTAGGTGCTGGTCTATTTGCCCTCGTCACGAGCCGAAATCGCAGCGCGTTTATGTGGTCAACCCCACAAAGCTCATCTAGCCAAACCATGTCCCACTCTGATCCCTCAAGTATCCCAGTATCAAGGTTTTGCGAGTAATTACGGAAAAATATCCGACTGCCATTAGGGGTCACGCAACAGGACTCAGTAAATCCTCCCTTTTTTGAGAAAGTTAGGTTTGTTACCTTACCTTTTTTAGCCTGTTTCCACTCAGAGGGCAGATATTTGTAAACATACTGCTGTTGCTGCTCGATAGAAGTGGCAGAAGTAGTGTGCATGCAAAGAACATTCGCCTCTGGTATGTCATTAGTGCACTTTACTACTCTTTTACTTGCATATTCGCTCTTTCCAGACCTATTCCCTCCCAAAATTACAAGCTCATCATGATTGGCAAACTCATCGTCTGCCATTTTCCAGTGATCGGGCTCATATCCATTATGGAATGGGTCAGTTTTCTCTGCGTAAATAGATTCCTCTCTAGTAGCATGAAATTCCAACAACTTCTCAGCCCCCATCATCTTAGCCTCTTTGTGGCTAGGAATAGGATAATACGGATGGTCTGTCCACTGAATCATTTAGACCTCCTCTTGAGTTCGCTGGTGTAAAACCACAAGTCTATGACCTCCTCCTGCACCGCACGAACAAGGTCTTTTGTCTTCATCCGTTCTAAGCCTTTTTTTCCATCCTTATTATGCTCCTCAATTCCCTTCACAAACTTATCCCTGCCCATTAATGCAAAGCCCTTCAAGGCATCCTCCATTATTTCATCGTCAGTCATTTCTTTTTCTTTGGTTTTTTTCGAGGGGTTACCTTTGAGCCCTTAATCTCCCTACTTAGCTTACTCAGGATCTTGGTAAAAGCATCTCCATGCTTTTCTAACTCCTTTTGCTCCTCCCACTGTCTGACGATATCTTCACTCTGTTTACTCATTACCATTTACCTTTCCATCGCGGACTCCTACCCACCAGAACCCACATTTTACTTTCATTGGTCAAGGGTGGTCTTGCCCTAAGCTTCATGCCCTTCCTAAAATTCAAATTGCTGTGAACCCGAACCCTTATATCTCCACAGACAACCATTCTGCTATTGAGAGGAATACTAGTCACAACCATCTCCTGTTCGATTGGGGCTGGTAAAGGCTCGGAAAGCTCATCTATGCACATTTCTTTTTGTACAGTATTCCGTAAAGCATGTTCACCCTCTTGATCGTACATTACTGTGTTACCCTTCCGATGCCATCCCTTCATTCCATCCTGCCTCATCTTCACCAAGTGCTTTCTCTCCAGACCCAGTTCTTCGCTTAGCTCTTTCTCTGTCTTCATACTTTTTTAGTTTTTTTAATAATTCTTGATTTTCCTTCGCCAGCCGTTCCACCCACTGAGGGAAGGGTAAATTCTTTTCTCCTGTAGATTTCCATATATTCATTTTAATTTTATCTTGTTTGCCATTTCCTTGATTACATTTGTGGGAATTAAATAAGCCTTCTTTGCAGTCCTATCACCATTGCCCACAAAAACAC